CTGTGAGGATCATATATGTGATTCAGATGCTGTGAAGACTATGAAACTTTTAAAGAAGGATACGAAGCCATGTCCAAAATGTGGAACTATGATACAAAAACTATCTGGGTGCCGACAAATGTGGTGTCCAGAATGTCATACTGCATTTGACTGGGTATCAGGTCAAATAGAAATGGGGAGAATCCATAACCCTCATTATATGGAATTTAAGAGGGGGCATATCTCATCTAGGGAACATGGAGATATACCATGTGGTGGAATACCAACATTTAGGGAACTTCGTGAGATAAATTCACCAGACAACATCACACGGTTTGCCATGACACTAAGTGAACTTGATAGGGACCTCATATACAGATATGGTGATATATACGATGGTGACAACCAATACCTACGTGTAGCTTATATGTTAAATGAAATTGAAGAGACATTCTTAAAGAAAGAAATACAGAGACGTGACAAACAGAGAGAACGACACCGGGACATTACTAATATTTTCAGAATGGTCATAGACACAGGTGGTGATCTCCTAAGACAATATGTTCTTAAACCGGAAAGTTATGATGAAATTATAACGATATGTAAAAAATTAATTGAATATGCCAATGATATTTTAATGACAATACGAAAAAGATATAATTGTGTCGCACCCTATAATATTTATCTACACTAAATATAAGATGATACTTTTATTGGTTATTCTATTTTTGATCTGGTATCTCATACCAACATATACAAAACCTAGGGTGATACCAAATTTCCTGACAGAGGGAGAGATCAATCATATAAAAAAAAAGGCTGAGAGTAAGTTTTCTGTATCAACAGTAGCAGAGAATAAAACTATTGACAAAACTATGAGAGATAGTGATACGGCGTGGTTGGATCTAGATGACCCAATTGTGAACCGAGTTACAGAGAAATGTGCTGGTCTCACCGATAGACCACTTAAAAACTGTGAAAAGTTACAGGTACTGCGTTACAAAACAGGTGGGTTTTATAATCCACACCAAGATACATTCAGTGATACAAAGGGGAACAAGAGAATGTACACGATCATTTTAGCTCTCAATGATGACTATGAAGAGGGTGAGACTGTATTCCCAAATCTAAGAAGGAAATATAAACTAAACAAAGGTGATGCACTCTTTTTCAATACCTTAGACAATTACGAGTTAATCACATCCAAGGCTTTACACGGTGGGGCACCTGTAAAGTCTGGTGAAAAATGGATATGTAATCTTTGGGTACATAAGTTTCCATACAATTAGTTTAACAACTGTTTAGGTTTATAGCTATTGTTATTCTACCGGGAATTTTTACTGAATTAACATAATGATACAACGAACTAGGGAAAATTAGTACACTTCCTTCTTTTATATCTTTTACCGTACGTGTATCAAATTGAGTTTCTGATATAAAGTTTGATGTTGTAGATATCCAATCATTTGTCATTTCTTTAAAAACAGTAGCATTATCCTTATTTTCATCCTTTAAGATATATATCATAGAGAATGTATCAGAAGCATTTGCTACATGATTATGGACTGTAAAATTACCACCTTCCTTATAACATGTATACCAGGCATCAGTAATCATAGATTCCTCAAACTTACTGCTGCTTGCATTCGGGTGGTTTCTCAACTCAGCCATTGCATTTTCTAGAGGATCCCATACAATATTTTTTAATATATTTTGATCATGATTCTTCAGTATATTTCGTTCTTCTATATAACTCGTTGAAGCTGCATACAACCCATCACTACCATGCTTATATTTTTTTACATCTTCCCGTTTATATATTTCTTTAAGAAGTACATCTTTAATTTTATCGTGATCCTTCACTTGTTGCCAATATACAAAATTGGCTGGAAAGTAATATATTCCCATCTTACCAAGTTAAAGATGTATTACTTTAAGTATTTACAATGGTAGATGTTTCTTATTTAGATACAGCGACACCACTAACTTCTTTTCTCGTTGCAATGTTAGTTGGTGTTACACATGTATTACTTGGTCCAGATCATATTAGTGCATTATTCCTACTCGTCGCAGGTGTAAAGAGACGAGAACATTTAAATGAAAATAGTACCTCATTTTCTACATGGAAAAAATGTACATCACAAGGATTTAGATGGGGGGTTGGACATACAATAGGTCTAAGTTTTATGACAAGTATATTTATGATTTTTAGAGATGATATTCCAATAGATAAAATTGGAGTGGCGAGTGATTACATTGTGGGATCAATGATGATATTGATTGGAACTGCAACCCTCTTTTCACTTTATAAATGGTATAAAAATGAAAAAGTTCGTTTACAACATATTAATGGTCAAATTGACACGGAAATCGGGGGACATCTTACAGATGGCTTACCTTTACCTGTTATATATATATCAGATGCTCACACTGAAGCACATGAACACCATTTAACACATACCCATACAGATTCCAATGCTGTTAGTGAACGTAAAACACTATGGGATAAATTCAAAACATGGAGAATGGGTGATACATTCACTGATAATTCTACAAGTGCTTATGTAATTGGTGGTATTCATGGTATATCTGGTTTAAGTGGTATAGTATACGTCCTCCCAGCATTATTCTTAAATGATAATTTCCGTCTATTTTTGTATATGTTAGGGTTTTTCCTAACATCAATCGCAAGTATGTCACTCGTGGGTGGTACTTTGGGTCTTGTCCCAGGTGGAACTGTCAAAATCATGACCCTTAATGGCATCGCTGGTGTGTCTGTAATTGGTATTGGTGTTATGTGGATTGTTCTATCATATTTAGGGCTACTTGATTTATAACGAACTATAAATATTAAATGCAATTGTCCTCCTCCCGGGTTTTATAGATTTTCTCACCATATGTGAAAGTTGATACGGGAAAATGAGAACGGTACCTTCTCCTATATCATCAATAGTACCTGTATTAAACTCGTAACATAGTTTAGTATTATGAAATGGTTCCCCTTGGGGACTCCTAAAAACAATAGAACTTGATTCATTATCATCATTTAGAATATATATACCCGAAAACGTTGTATGATACTCTATACCATTTTTATATCTTACATGATCATAATGATCGTGTAATTCTTGATTATCGTTTTTATCATAAGTGCAAAACCAATAATGATCAAGATATGAATCATTTAGATCTATTTTACATTGATATTGAGAGTTTATATCCTTTATAAAATTATCAATTGGATTCCATATAATTGTATTTATATCCTCCTTTTCCAAGAAAGTGTTCAGTTCTGGGTGTAGAATAGATATATTTTTTATACTACAATCAAACTGGCTATAAGGGTTCTGTTTAGTTTTAGTTGGATGTGTCTGTTCTATTTTATCGATAATCGGCATATATTTTTTTTTCAATTCATCATGTTTTTTTAGTTTTTCCCAATAAACGTAAGTGGTTGGAAATTGCTTATGCGGCATCCTTATTCTATAGAGTCTAATAAACTTTAAGTAATTCCCCTCTCACATTTAATTTAGTTCTGTTAAGCATATGAAGTGATTCAATAGATTCCTTATTCTGACCCGAATAAGGAACGGCGTACGCATTCTCACACAACCATTTATTGACATTGGTCCATTTATCATCCTTATAAATCCATAATTCTACTGATATACGATTAGATAAATCATTTAATTCACTTTTTAGGCATCTGAGTTGGATCTTCACATCACCCTCCTCATAATTCACACCCATTGGGAGTAATTCACTCAACGCAAACCTGGTGAGGAGGCCGTACTTCTTCTCTTCACGGTTGCGTGTCCTAGATGCAGGTGTTCTAATTCCCAAAAGACACACCCTCTGTTGAGTGTATACACCAAATCCTAGATCTATAGTTACATCAATCATATCACCATCTACAATTCTGTTGATATATGAAACCTTGTAAACATTTTCACAAATAGGTTGACTGTAATTGGCCATTTATTATATATTAATATTATATAAATGAAGTCTGTGGTATTCACATATGGTCGTTTCAACCCACCCCACAAGGGTCATAGAATGATGATTGAACAGGTGATTGAG